TTGAAATTGAAAACCCCGATGCCATTCATATTGGTATGGGAGATTTAGAAATTGATATAGAGGCAGCAGAACCTGATTTTGGTGAAAACTTGGCGGAAGTGTTAGATGACTCTTACCTAGCACTCATTGCCCAAGAATTAACATCTGATTTTGAAGCAGACGTGGCTAGTCGTAAAGACTGGCTACAAACCTACGTAGACGGATTAGAACTACTTGGTTTGAAGATTGAAGAAAGAAGCGAGCCTTGGGAAGGCGCTTGTGGTATCTACCACCCTATCCTAGCAGAAGCGTTGGTGAAGTTCCAATCAGAGACCATTATGAGTCTGTTTCCCGCTCAAGGTCCTTGCCGCACCAAAATTATTGGCAAAGAAACCAAAGATAAAGTAGAAGCGGCTAATCGTGTTGAGGTGGATATGAACCACCGTTTAACAGACCGTATGCCTGAGTACCGCCCTGAGATGGAGCGCACAATTTGGGGATTAGGTTTGGCTGGTAATGCATTTAAGAAAGTTTACTTTGATCCAAGCTTTAACCGTCCTATGGCGCTCTTTGTGCCAGCAGAAGACGTAGTAGTGCCTTATGGCGCAGCCAATCTAGAGTCTGCCGACCGTGTCACGCACGTTATGCGCAAGACCGAAAATGAACTGCGCAAACTACAAGTGGCGGGATTCTACCGAGACATTGATATTGGCGATCCTGTAAACGCTTTAGATGAAGTAGAAAAGAAAATTGCCGAGAAACTGGGCTTTAGAGCTACATCAGACGACCGCTATAAGCTTTTAGAAATGCACGTTAACCTTGATTTAGAAGGTTACGAGCACAAAGATGAAGACGGCAACCACACAGGTATTGCTTTGCCTTACGTAGTCACGATTGAAAAAGGCACAAACACCATCCTAGCAATCCGAAGAAACTGGAAAGAAGAAGATGAAACCTATCAAAAACGTGCTCACTTTATTCATTACGGCTATATTCCCGGCTTTGGCTTCTATCACTTTGGTCTTATTCATCTCATCGGTGCTTATGCTAAAAGTGGCACTTCCATCGTTAGGCAGTTGGTTGATGCAGGGTCACTCGCAAATTTGCCGGGTGGCTTTAAGACCCGTGGGCTGCGAGTAAAAGGAGACGACACTCCGATTGCACCGGGCGAGTTTAGGGACGTTGACGTACCTAGTGGGGCAATGAAAGACAACATCATGCCGCTCCCATACAAGGAGCCAAGCCAAACCCTATTGACTTTGCTCAACGGCATCATTGAAGAGGCACGTAGATTTGCTAATACCGCAGATCTTTCTGTGTCTGATATGTCTGCTGCGGCTCCAGTTGGTACAACTTTTGCTATCTTAGAGCGTACCCTTAAGGTGATGAGTGCGGTTCAAGCCCGTATTCACTTTGCTTTGAAACAAGAATTAAAGCTGCTCAAAGAGATTATTGCAGAAGATACCCCAGAAGATTATGACTTTGACCCAGAGCACGGCAACCGCCACGCTAAGAAGTCTGACTATGACTCTGTAGATATTATCCCTGTATCAGATCCTAACGCCTCTACGATGGCGCAAAAGATTGTGCAATATCAGGCGGTAATGCAGTTAGCGCAAGCTAATCCGCAATTTTTTAATATGCAACTGATGAACCGCCAGATGGTGGAAATCATGGGTATTAAAGACGCAGACAAGCTAGTGCCAATGGCTGACGACATCAAGCCTACTGATCCAGTATCAGAGAATCAGAATATCCTGATGAACAAACCTGTTAAAGCTTTTGAATATCAAGATCACCAAGCGCATATTCAAGTGCATATGACCGCAATGCAAGATCCTAAGATCCTGCAAGTATTGGGTCAAAGCCCACAAGCCCAGACCCTACAAGCCGCTATGCAAGCACATATTAATGAGCATTTAGGTTTTGCTTATCGAGTTGAGATTGAGAAACAATTGGGTATGTCTTTGCCGCCTAAATCTGATGAGATGGGTGATGACGTGGGTATGGATCCAGAAGTGGAAGCTCGTTTGGCTCCGCTATTGGCTCAAGCCGCACAACGTTTGTTGCAGTCCAATCAACAACAGGCGGCACAGCAACAAGCTCAGCAGCAAGCCCAAGATCCTTTGGTTCAGATGCAGCAACAAGAATTGCAGCTTAAACAGGCTGACCTTGAGCGCAAGAAGCAAAAAGATATGATGGACGCTCAATTAAAAGCCAGCCAACAACAAATTGAAAAGAGCCGTATTCAAGCCCAGTCTGTACTAGAGGCGGCTAAGACTCAAGCTAATTTGCAAACTCAAGAAAACAAACAGAAGATGCAAGTTGGGGTTGATTTGGTTAAGCATATCTCCCAAAAAGAACACGACAAACAGCAACAAGATAAACAGCTATATGCGCAAGGTTTGCAGTCGGCACACCAACACGCATTAACTGAAATGCAAAACCGTTTAAACAAGGGGAATAAATGACGGAACTAGAGGTGGCGATTAGCAAAGTTGATGAACGTATATCAATTGTGCAAGGCGAATTAGGTAATGGTGTGGTGCACGAATACAACAATTACCTAGTTATGTGTGGGGAGATTAAAGGTCTTCTTACCGCACGTAGAGAACTAACAGACCTTAAATACAATTTGGAGAACTCGGATGAGTGAAACAATCGATTTATCTCAGGCGGTCGATCTATCAGCGCTAATGGATAAGTCAACAGAAGAAAAAGCAAGTCAACTCCCGAAGCCGTCAGGCTATCGGATCCTTTGTGCAATACCTGATATTGATGATGCGTACGAAAGCGGACTCTTAAAGGCAGAATCGACCATTAACTTTGAAGAAAAACTGGCAACAGTTCTATTTGTAGTTGCGTTGGGTCCAGACTGCTACAAAGATCCTGCACGATTCCCTTCAGGTCCGTGGTGTAAGGTCGGTGATTTTATTGTGGTTCGCCCCAATTCAGGAAGCCGTTTAAACATTCATGGTCGTGAATTCCGCATGATTAACGATGACACCGTTGAAGCTGTTGTGGATGATCCACGTGGCATTAAACGTTCATAAAGGAGAAAAAAATGGCAGAAGCCTACCAATTTCCTGATGAGATTGAATCAAAACAGGAATTAGATCAAGATTTACCCGTAACAAAGCTAGAAATTGAAGCAAAAGACGCTGATTTTGAGATAGAAATTGAAAATGATGTCCCAAAAGAAGACCGTAGACGCAGAAATTTACCTGAAGATGTCGTAAAAGACCTTGAAAACGATGAACTTTCTCAGTATGACGAGGGTGTTCAAGAGCGTTTAAAGCAGTATAAGAAGGTTTGGCACGATGAACGCAGGGCAAAAGAGCAAGCTTTGCGGGAACAGCAAGAAGCTATTGCTGCAACGCAACGTTTATTGGAAGAAAACAAGAAAATCAAATCTTTGTTGTCTTCTGGTGAGAAAGAGTACGTAGCTGCTGTAAAGAATTCTGTTGAATTAGAGCTAGATAAAGCCAAGCGGGAGTACCGTGAAGCCTATGAGTCTGGCGATACAGACAGAATTATTGAGGCGCAACAAAGAATGAGTGAAGCGGTCTACAAAATGGATCGTGTAAACAATTTTAAGATGCCCCCTTTACAAAACGAGGAAAATGATGTACAAATACAACATCAGCCAGTTCCAAAACCCGATAGTCGGGCACAGAAATGGCAAGAATCAAATCCTTGGTTCGGACAAGACGAGGAAATGACAGCCGCAGCGCTTGGTTTACACGAAAAACTAAAGCGTAACGGTGTCCATGTTGGTTCTGATGAATATTATGCGACCCTCGACCGTACGATTCGCAAACGCTTCCCCGAAAATTTTGAGGCGGAAGAAGAAGTACCAGTCAAAGAAACTCCCAAGGCAAAGCCAAAAACGGTAGTTGCACCTGCGACTCGCAGTACGAATGCGAAAAAAGTCACGCTTACAACCTCGCAAGTTGCGTTGGCAAAGAAGCTTGGCATCACCCCAGAGCAATACGTTAAAGAAGTACTTAAATTAGGAGCTTAAAATGGCTGAGAAAAGAAATAACCGTGATACAGAAGTTCGTGAAATGGCGGAGCGCCCTAAGCAGTGGCGACCACCAGAATTGTTACCAGAACCAGATAAAGAAGCTGGTTTTGCATACAGATGGATTCGAGTATCCACACTAAATACACCTGATCCACGTAATTTATCGTCAAAACTCAGGTCTGGTTGGGAGGCTGTTCGAATTGAAGAACAACCAAAGTTTAAACTGCTAGTCGATCCAGATGGACGTTTTAAAGACAACATCGAAATTGGCGGATTGTTACTTTGCAAGATTCCAGAAGAATTTGTTCAACAAGAGCAAGAATATTATGCTAAACAGACCAAAGATCAAACGGAAGCTGTGGATAACAATTTAATGCGTCAATCCGATGCTCGTATGCCTATTTTCAAAGAAAGTAAGTCTACAGTAACGGTTGGCAGATAACTTTAATTTTAAGGAGATTTAAATGGCATATCCAATCGTCCCAAGTACGTACGGTTTCCGCCCAGTAAATCTTATTGGTGGTCAAGTTTTCTCTGGATCGACTCGTCAGATTCCTATCCAGTATGGCTTCGGCACTAATATTTTTTACGGTGATATCGTAGGTATTTCACGTGGTTTTATCACACGCTCCACAGTTACTACTGGTGCTGGCGCTACTACTGGCGCAGCAGGTAATGGTACTGTAGGTGTGTTCTTAGGTTGCAACTACACTGATCCTGTTACTAAGCAAAAGCGCTACAGCCAATACTGGCCCGCAAGCACTTTAGCTGGTGACGCTTATGCAGTTGTTACTGATGATCCAGATACTTTATTCCAAGTTGCTGTTGCTTCAACCCAAGGCGCTCAAGCCATCGGTTCTGCTGCTACTTCAATGATTGGTTTAAACATTGCTGGTTCTGACTTAGCTGGTTCTGTAAACACTGGTGATTCTTACAACGGTGTTTTGGCTTCAAACGTTGGTAACAACGCAACATTGCCTTTCCGTATTGTTGATTTGAAGCGTGATACCGCTATTTCATTCACTGCTACTTATACTAGCGGTACAGGCACATTAACCGTTTCAGCATTGCCTTCTAACTTGTTAGTTGGTACTGAAGTTGGTTACCTTGCTTCTAATGGTCAGTATGTTGGTACTGGTTCCTATGTTTCTACATTTGCTGCTGCTGGTACAACTTCTGTTGTATTGAATAGCGCTCAAGTAACTGTAAACAGCCCAACTGGAACTGCATCTACTGCAATGACAATCCCTGCATCGAGCACGTTGGTATTTACTCAATATCCTGAAGTTTACGTTAAGTTTAACTTTGGTTTACACGAGTACTATAACAATACTGCTCAAGCTGTAACACTTTAATCTAAGGAGCATTAAATGGCTATTTCTCGTGCACAACTACTGAAAGAGTTGCTCCCCGGCTTGAATGCATTGTTCGGCTTGGAGTATGCTCGTTATGGTGAAGAACACAAAGAGATCTACGAAACAGAGACCTCTGAGCGTTCATTCGAAGAAGAAACAAAACTGTCTGGTTTCAGCGCTGCCCCAGTAAAACCTGAAGGCAATGCAATTGCGTATGATAATGCGCAAGAAGCATGGACAGCACGTTACAACCACGAAACTATCGCCCTTGGCTTTAGCTTGACTGAAGAAGCAATCGAAGATAACCTCTACGATTCTTTATCTGCTCGCTACACCAAAGGTCTAGCTCGTGCTATGGCTTATACCAAACAGGTAAAAGCTGCTGCTGTTTTGAACAACGGTTTTAACGCTGCCTACACTTATGGTGACGGTCAGCCTTTGTTCTCTACATCACACCCGTTGGTTAACGGTGGTACTAACGCCAACACTCCATCTACTCCTGCTGACTTGAACGAAACTGCGTTGGAAAACGCTGTTATTCAAATCGCTGCTTGGACAGATGAGCGTGGTCTGTTGATCGCTGCTAAACCACGTAAATTGGTTGTTCCACCTGCATTGCAATTCGTTGCAACTCGTTTGTTAGAAACCGAACTCCGTGTTGGTACTAACAATAACGACATCAACGCAATTAAGAACAATGGTTCAGTTCCAGAAGGTTATACAATTAACCACTTCTTGACCGCAACCAATGCATGGTTCTTGACAACTGATGTACCTAATGGTTTGAAACACTTTGTACGTACACCACTCCAGAATTCTATGGATGGTGACTTCGATACTGGTAACGTCCGTTACAAGTCTCGTGAGCGTTATAGCTTCGGTGTTTCCGATCCCCTCGGTGTATACGGTTCATACTAATCGTAACTACCTAGAAAGACCCCGCCAAAAGCGGGGTTTTTCTTTTATAGGACTAGATCAAAACCGGGTGGTATACAAATTAAGTCGTGTTGCTGGGGAGGTACTGAATATCCCATATCTTCAAAAAAAGCTATGATATTGTCAGCATTTGATTTGTGTTGCTCAACCATAAACACAGGTTTGTAGCAATCAATCCAATCTTCTGATCCTTTTAACGCTTGCTCTTCCATTCCCTCTATATCCATTTTAATAATATCAACGTGCTCGTTAAAATAAGATAGTGGGTATATATCAACTCTTTCTTGATGATTTTTGATCATATCCATGTTATCTGATTTATCAATTGGCAATAATTCAAAACCACCAAAATTTTGATAAGCATCATAATCTGGAAGCATAGCATCAATAAAAAGGCATTCCTCATCATCGCCAATAGCATAATTATGGCAACTAACATTACGTAAACCGTTTAAACTGACCATTCCGCATAGCTGATAAAAGATTTGACGTTGTGCTTCAAAAGACCGAATGGATACTTTGTCTTGAAAGGTATTGGCTATAGCAAGGGTATGAGTCCCAATATTCGCTCCAACATCATAAAACACAATGTGTTGTTTTTTTACCAATAACTTTTCAATGATGTTTTTGAGAAGATTAATCTGGTCTCTTTCAAAATAACCTGTGCGCTGAACATCGCCACAAACTCCCCTATCATTTTTATTTAAAATTAAAATGCCATATTCGGTGTTTATTGCAAAATTTGGATTCATAAAGCCCTCTTTAAAAATTCTTTAGTCATTGTTATACCACGGTCAAACTGCGCATCTACATCTTTATATCTAAAAACCTCCATTACTTTGTCTTCAATATATAAGTTAATAAACATATCATCACGAGGCGGATCTATGTAATCCCCCAACCATACAAATGTAGGAATTTTCATCATAGAGCTAAGGGTTTTAAAAGCGCTATCAGACCCTACAAAAGCATCGCATTGTGATACATAGGCTAGACTTTTGGCTGGATTTTTGTAACTTATAAGTTGCAAATTTTCACCAACTTCTAAACCTATAGGTTGCAATTCTTCTTCTAAACCAAATACCATCAAATTGTAATCATCAGAAATAAGCTCTTTAATTACACGAGCGGGAATAGATTTAAGAATCATGCCAAATTTTTTCTGTGTATCAATAGCAAAAGCACTACCATTAATATGTATCCCAACTACGGGTTTGCTATTTTTAAACACGGGCTTTTCTATATCAAATGGAAATTCTTTAAAATATTGAGCACGTGGGCAATGCACCCATTGTATAGACCTGTTTAAACTGTTTAAAACGCTGTTCTGCTCGTCTAAAGTGGAAAAGATATGTAAGGGGTCAGGTTTTATACCAATCGTCTCAAAAAGCTCAGGAGCGCCCTTTAAATGGGTTACCGCAGCATATCGATATGGTTTGGTTTTATTAGCATCAATAAATGGCAAACATTGCAAAAGATCGCCAATACCGCCCATTAGTAGAATTACTTGCTCCATTCAATTAAGTCCTTTTTAATGTTATTAACTACAGATTCCCAATCGCCCAATTTGGGCTGGCGGTAAATTTTTATAGTGGGATACCAAGGGCTATCGGTTCTATCCATAAACCAGCGCCAGCAAGTATCAAAACGGTTCATCATCCATACCTCTTTACCCATAGCAGCCGCTATGTGGCACGTAGAAGTGTCTACAGCAATAACAAGATCTAAATTAGCAATATATGCTGCGGTGTCTGCAAAGTCCTTAAAATCGGCTGTATGGTTGATCATATCTTTCCAACCTAAACAATTGTCAAGTTCCTGCTCTGGTCCTTCGCCTTTTTGTAAAGAATAGAAGTTAATATTGTCAAGTTTTAATGGCAAAAGTTTAGATAAAGCAATGTTTCTGCGTTCATTAACCGCCCATACTTCTGGTTGGTCAGGTCTAAAACCACCGCTCCACACCAATCCAACATTCTTTTTCTCGTTTTTCAATATTTTTCTTGAAAATTCTTGAACCAAAGCGGGATCAGTTTTGATATAAATACCATATGGGATGCTATCCATACGTGTTTTAAACGCATAAGGCAGACTCATTAATGGAATGTGGTAGTCATAGGGCGGAATAAGCTCTCCATTTGCAACAACTATATCTACCCAGTCTTGCATAGAAAGTAAACGCATTAAAGGTTTTTCTGTGCCAATGATTACCGTAGCACCAGCTTCCTTAGCTAATTTGGCATAACGGCAAAACTGAAGCATATCCCCCAAACCTTGCTCACCGTGGATAAATAATGTCTTGCCGTTTAAACTTTGAGATCCGTCAAAAGTAATTCCTGTAAACGGTCTACGAGGATAAACAGACCGATTCCACCGCCATTCATGTTCATCCCATGCGGTTTCGTATTCGCCTTTCAAAAGTAGGCATAAAGATCTATTAAAGCGGGCATCAGCAAGATTGGGATCTATTTCTACCGCTTTGTTATAGTCTGCCAGCGCCTCGTCTGGACGACCTAAGTTTTGATATACAAGCCCACGGTTATTGTAAAAAGCTTCAATTCCTTTGGGGTTTTGTTTGATTCCCGCCTCATAACATGATAAAGTCTCTTCCATGCGATGCAACTTTTGCAGGGCTATTCCTTTGTTGTTATATGCCTCTGGAAAGTTTAGCTTATATTTAAGGGCTAAATCGTAGCATTTAATTTCTTCTTCAATTTTATGCATTGTCCCTAAAACAATCCCCTTGTTATAATGGGCTTCTGCATAGTTTGGGCTTAATCTAATAGCTTCTTCAAAGTCTAAAATAGCTAATTCTGGCTGTTTTACAGCGGCAAAGGCATTTCCTCGGTTGTTTAAAACCATAGGATTATTGGGATAGCGCTCTAGAGAATGATTAAACCAAGAAATGGCAGAAATAAAGTTATTAGCTGTGCCTAAAACACAACCAATTAAATGATAAGCATCTGGGTGATTTGGGGCTGATGCAATAATTTCCTCGCACAGGAGAATTGCTCGCTGGTTATCACCTTTGGCATGACATTGATGAGCCAAGTTTAATCTGGCAATATTTTGATCGCTAAGTAATAGCTGTTTTTTCTTGGTAACGTTCTTGTTTTTCATTGTTGAAGTCTAACATAAAAAAATTAAAAAACAATCGGTTTAAACTTGCAAGATGTTTAAACTTAGTGTATAAATACAATATCTGGGTGATTGCTTAAACCACCACTGCCCCAGCAGACGATGCAACGATCGGTTTAAGCCTTTTGCATAAGGAGTCCATTATGGGACGTAGTACATTTGAAGGTCCAATTCTATCTGGTGACCAACGCTTTGGCGCTCAACGTGACGTTGGCGCAGCTTTATTGACACAAACTTGTTTTTTAGATTTTTCTAAAACTACTGCTGGTACTGCTGGTTATAGCGGTGCATCAACAGTGTTTGTTTCTCCAAACAATATTCCTAATAACGTAGGCACTATTTGGACTCCACAGTCTGGTTCTTATAACACCAACGGTCCTACTGTTGCAACAGCACCTACTGCTGATGCTACTGGAACTATTTATCGTGGCGCAGTATTCTTGTTGCCACAAGCATCAAATATTCAAAATATTTTTGTTGATTATATTGCTCAACCTACTGATGGTAGCTCTAATACAGCTTCACAAGTAAACGTATTTATTTCTAATCAATTTGTAACCTCTTCTACTGGCGCTGCATATGCAAGCGTTGCCGCTTTGGGTACTTCAGTTGCTCGCACCACCGCAACTTATACTGCTACTCAATATGCAAATGCACAGTCCACTTTGCAAGACGTACAAAATATTCAACCGGGTCAACAACCTACATGGTTTAGCCAAGTAGTTGCAACATTCCAAATCCTTGGTTCAAGTTTGGGTGCTCCTGTAAGCGGTAAATTGGCTGTTACATTGCAATATGCTCAATCCGATCAAAACATTGGAAATAGTTCAACCTATCCATATGGTAATTTTGACTAATAATCCGATGGGGAACTTCGGTTCCCCTTTTTAAAATTTAAGGAGATATTATGTCAGCAGGATGGAGTTTACTGAATTTCTTTTCGCCCAACACTCAAACGGGTGCTATGGGTACACAGACCGCCTCTACCCCATTAACGGGTATTGATGGTGCTGCTCAATTTGTTGCGCCTCAGCGTCTGCGTGACGTTGTAGGTAAGCTTAAAGTTTCACAATCACAAAACATTTATGATGCCGACTTTGAATATGGTGTTCAACCATTACGTTGGGAACAGTTTGTTCAAAACATTTCTGGTCAAGCATACATTGTTCAAAACCCCGGTTTAGGCGGTGTGTCAATGAACATCGGTGGTGGTAATACCCCCGGTGACATTACTATTCGTCAGTCACGTCCTTATCATCGCTATCAGCCCGGCAAGACAATGTATATGGCTTCTAACGTGAACTTTGGTTCATCTGTTAGCGGTCAAACACAACGTGTTGGTATTTTTGATGACTCCAACGGTATTTTCTTTTTGCAAAGTGGCGCACCTTATCCCGGTAATCCATATGCAATGTATTGCGTAATTCGTTCCGATTCAGGCGGTTTGCCAGTAGATCAAGTATTCCCAATGGAAGCTTGGAACGGTAATAAGAATATTATCAATGCAATTGACTGGACTAAAGTTCAGATGATTTGGCAAGAGTATGCTTGGTATGGTGCTGGTGCTTTGCGTTGGGGCGTAGTCATCAACGGTGAGCCTTGGGTTGTTCATCAAGTTGGTACAGGTAACGGTACAGTAAATGGTGTAGCTCAAGTTAAACCTTGGAGCCGTACTGGTAACTTGCCAGTTCGCTATGAGCAACGTGATAATGGGTCTTCTGGTCAATCTTTAATGACCCACTATGGTGTGTCAGTATTGGTTGAGGGCGGTATTGATAAACAGCGTGGATTTACCTATTCTTATGGTAACTATGCAGCTTCTCAACAGCGTAGTTTGACTGGTGCAGTAACTCGTTACCCAGCTATGTCATTCCGTATGAGAGCAGTTGGTTCAGATATTTTTGACCAAACTAACGCTGCTGCTACTGGCGGTACTCCACAGACTTTGACTATTAGTGCAGCTACTCCAGCCATTACCTCAGTTGTTGGTCAAGCTAGTGGCGGTCAAGCTTTGGTTACTTTTGCATCTCCTCACGGTTATGCAGTAACTAATCCAGCTAACGCTAATAGCCCAGCACAATATGTAACGCTAAGTTCATTTACACAAACTGCTTCTATTACTGGTTATTCAATTGCTAGCACAACATTAACAGTAACCACAATTACTGCTGGTGCAATCCAGTCTGGAATGACTTTAACTGGTACTGGCGTTGCTTCTGGAACAGTCATCAGTGCTCAATTGACCTCTACAGGATCTGCGGTAGGATCACAAGCTTACTCTAGCGGTGGTGCAATAGGTTCAAGCGTTGTAGTATTAGCGGCTGGTACTGGATTTGCGGTAGGGCAATTAATTGCGGGAACAGGTATTCCAGCAAGCACATTTATCTCTGCCGTTAACGGTGCAACCATTACTGTTACTAAAGCATTTACCGCACAAGTTGCTGGCACAGTAACATCTTATGCCGTAGGCGGTGTTGGTACATATCAATTAAGCTCTGCTCAAACTGGTGTATCTGGTACTTTAACAGCTACAACAACCTATGCAGCGCAAACTTGGTTAATCCAGTCTGTTCCAACAACTAGCACAATGGTTCTACCAATTTTATTGGTAAACGGTGCAACATTGACTTCTACTCCGACAGCAACATATTGGGGCACAAATCAATGGGTTGGTAAGTCTGTTTACTATCAGGCAGCATTGCCAAGCCTTGCTGGTGCAGCTATTGGCGCAGCCACTTTAATTGGTGGCGTAACTCAAATACCTGTAACTTTAAGCTTTGCATCAATTACTAGCTTGGCAACTAACAACGTTATTACAATTGCTGGTGCAGCACCTACCCAGTACAACGGTATTTATAACGTAACAGCGCTAAATGCTACTCAGGCACAGATTTTCTTGCCTTCTAGTCCGGGTGCAATTACATTAGCTGGTCAGACCATTACATCGCCATATACAGGACGTATTACAAGTAATACAACCTCTGCAATTACATTTGGCGATATAGTAACTGGTAATCCACTGCCTAACGCTCCAACATCTGGATGTTCATATCAGATTGGTTTGATTGACCGTGGACAGCTATTGCCGCAAACATTGTTGACTAATACCAGTCAGACTGCTTTGATTGAGTTGATTGCTAGTACACCAACCAATCAATTGTCGTTGCAAAATGCATCGTTTAAACCCTTAAATACTCTTGGTTCGTTTAACTCATTTGCTGAAGTAGATCTTTCTTCTATTGGCTTGAGTGGCGGTGAAGTAGTTTATGCTTTCTCAACTCCAAATAATGCATTGCAACAATTGGATTTGACAAACTTCTTCCCAGTATTGACCAACATTAAAGGTAACGTAGCTGACATTTTGACAGTGGCAATTACTACTACAGTTGGTACAGTAGTTCAAGTTAACGTAGTTTGTCAGGAAGCGATGGCTTAATATGGCTAAATCACCAGCATGGACTCGCAAAGAAGGTAAAAATCCTTCAGGCGGTTTAAACGCTAAAGGTAGAGCAAGTTTAAAAGCAGCGGGTCATGATATTAAGCCACCACAACCAGAAGGCGGGTCACGGAAGAAATCTTTCTGTGCCCGCATGAGTGGTATGAAAAAGAAATTAACTTCATCTAAAACAGCTAACGATCCAGATAGCCGTATTAACAAATCTCTAAGAAAGTGGAAATGCTAATGGACGGCTTAATGCAATTTTGGAATGCTGGTTTAACTGTAGTTATTGCCATCATTGGATTTTTTGTAAAAGAAAAACTTAATAAAATAGATTCTTTAGAAAAGTTATTAAATCGCACTAGAGAAGAAGTGGCTAGGGATTATGTAACTAATAGCGAAGTACAACGTATAACCGATCATATTGACCAACGTTTTAACAAGTTGGAAGAAAAGATTGACAGATTGATTCATGGGACTAATAATGCCTAGTGTATCAAAAAAACAACACAATCTAATGGAAGCGGTAGCTCATAATCCGAGCTTCGCCAAGAAAGTAGGTATCCCTCGCTCTGTTGGCGAGGATTTTAGCAAAGCCGACAAGGGCAAAACTTTTAAAAAGGGTGGAATTATGAAAGAAACAATGGGTCCTCGCAATATGAAGGAAGATGTGGAGAAAGGCTCTAACAAACATGGTAAGTTTGGCGAGAGCAAGCTCCAGAAAAAAGGTCACACTAAGGGTCGTAACCTAGGCGATACTGGTCCAAAAGAGCCAATCGAGTCTGAAAAGAACATGAAGGGCTTTATGAAGAAGTACGCTAAAGGCGGCAAAGTAAAGCGCTATGACGATGGTGGCGATGTAGAAACTGAAACAGCGCAAGGTCAAAACGCTAACATTGGTGACGATACTCGTGCCCGTGCTATGGCTGCTTTAGAAAGTGGAAAAATGGATCAAGAAGTTCCAACTCCAAAACCACGCATGAAAGCAAAATCTAAATCTAACGTTATGACTCGTGCTATGTCAAACATGAATCCAATGGGCGATACCTACAAAAAAGGTGGTATGACCAAGAAGATGGCTGGTGGCGGTTCAGCTTCAAGCCGTGCAGATGGTATTGCACAACGTGGTAAAACCCGTGGTAAATATTGCTAATAAGGAAATATTATGAAAAATGATCACCCACCACTAATGAATGAAAAGTCTGGCGACCACATTCATCATGTACACCATGTAGAAAAACATCATGGTGGCGATGGACACGCACACCACCATGAAATGTATGGCAAACACGCTGCTGGTCACAAAAAGCACCATGAGCACGTAAAAGCTATGTGCGGTGGCGGCAAGACTGGCTCTATGAAAGTAGTTGGCTAATGATGGCTTCCCGTGGAATGGGCGATATAGCCCCTTCCAAAATGCCTAAGAAAAAGGTCATCCAACGTAAGGATGATCCTAACGCTGTAGATATGTATAAAGAAGGCGGCAAAGTAAACGCTGCTGGAAATTATACAAAGCCTAGCTTGCGCAAACGCATAGTTGCACAAGTTAAAGCTGCGGCTACTCAGGGAACTGGGGCGGGTAAATGGTCAGCACGAAAAGCACAGTTGGTAGCTAAAAAGTATAAAGCTGCTGGCGGAGGTTACAAATGAGCAGTCTTGCAAAACCCCAAAAATCTTTAAAGGCTTGGGGCGAGCAAAAGTGGAGAACAAAGTCTGGCAAACCTTCTAGTAAAACAGGAGAGCGTTATTTACCAGAAAAGGCTATTAAAGCTTTAAGTCCACAGGAGTATGCCGCAACAACACGTGCTAAACGTGAAGGTAAGGCAAAAGGTAAGCAGTTTGTAGCGCAACCAAAAGGTATTAAAGAAAAAACAAAAGCATATAGGAAGGTATCATAAAATGAGTTTATTCCAACATTTTGAAGATGAAGCAGAACACGTATTGGATCTTTTAAAAAAGGCAATCCGTCATGAAATGCAAATTTATGGTGCTGCTAACCCAACATCCGAAGCATTATTAAAGACTGTAGAAGCTCACCTAGAAACTCCCGCTCCTGCGCCTGTAGAAGCGCCTGTAGCGCCCGTTCAAGCAGCAGTGGCTACCCCAGTATCAACTGAACAAAACGTGGCTTAAAACGGCTAAATAATGGCTTATACCAGTGGTGCATCATCCTTTAACCTTGACCTCACTGACCTTGTAGAAGAGGCTTTTGAGCGTTGTGGCTCGCAATTACGTACTGGATATGATTTAAGAACCGCCAAGCGGTCTATCAATCTATTAACTATTGAGTGGGCTAATAGAGGTATTAACCTTTGGACGGTTGAAGAGGTTTCTATTCCTATGGTATATGGTCAAGCTATATACCCAGTAGAAACTGACACAATTGATATTTTAGATTTAATCACTAGAACCAATAACGCTAGTGCAAGCAATCAACAAGATATCAATTTAAACCGCATTTCTGAGTCTACCTATTCAACTATCCCAAATAAGTTAACCTATGGCAGACCAATTCAAACTTGGTACAACCGCCAGACTGGTAATGCAAACATTTATTCTGGAGTCACTTTGGCTGCTGCTGTTACAGCCTCTGCTACTACTATCACTCTTAGCTCTACGGCTAATATTCGATCTACTGGCTATATTCAAATTGATAACGAAATTATTGGTTACGTCAATATTTCGGGTAATCAACTATTAAATTGCTATCGTGGACAGTACAATACTACTGCCGCTTCTCACGCCCAAGGCGCACAGATTTATAATCAACAATTGCCCTTCCTTGCTGTATGGCCCACCCCTGATAATTCTACGCCATATACCTTGGTTTATTGGAGAATGAGAAGGATTCAAGATTCTGGAACAGGTGTATTTATTCAAGATATACCATTCCGTTGGATCACTTGTATGGTTGCTGGTTTAGCGTATTACCTGTCTTTAAAAATACAAGGCATTGATCCTCAGCGTGTTTTGGCGCTTAAAGCAGATTATGCAGAGCAACTTGAGCAAGCAGTAGAAGAAGATAGGGAAATGGTTTCAATACGTTTTGTACCTCGTAATCTGTTTTATGCGAGGTAATCATGCCGAATAGGTATGCAAGTGGTAAACACGCAATTGCGGAATGTGACAGATGCGGTCAAAGATATAAGTTAGTTGAATTAAAAAAACTGACCATCAAGACCAAGTTGGTAAGTATTAAGGTTTGCCCCGAATGTTGGGATCCTGATCATCCTCAGTTAAGACTGGGTATGTATCCAGTAAATGATCCACAGGCGGTACGTGAACCAAGACCTGATATTAGCTACTATGCTTCTGGACCGAGCGGATTGCAAATTAATCAGGGCGGTGGAACTAGTGTTACACAAGCTGGTTTCCCCGAAGGTGGTAGCAGAGTTATTCAATGGGGTTGGTATCCTGTTGGTGGTGCAAGTCAGTACGATAGGACGCTTACTCCTAATGATTTAGTAGGCAAAGGCAAGATAAATTCAGTAACAATATCAACAACTTAGGAGTAAAAATGGCAAAGATGAATGAAAAAGAAGACATTAAGCAGGATAAAAAAACTGCTGATGCGGAGATTAAAAAAGCGTTTAAACAACATGATAAGCAAGAGCACAAAGGTGAGCACACCAAACTCAAGCTTAAAAAAGGTGGTTTAGATAAAGTTAAAAAGATGGCTAAAGGTGGTGTAACCCAATCTAACTTGCGTAGCATGGGTCGCAATATGGCACGTATAGCTAATCAAAGAGGTCGTTAATATGGCAAAGCAAATTAAACCAACCAAAAAAGATAGTCCATCTATCTTATTGGGCGATCAAATGGGCAAAACAAATGAGCCAGCAGAGGCTTATGCTCGTCCTCACAAAATGGATGGCAAGACCTTGACTCAAGCAGATATTGGTTTCGAGGTAATGATGCCTACTCGCAAGGCTTGGACACCGTTAAATGGTGGCGTAAGCATCGGTCATTTTGACTATGTTAAAGATGAAGGTCTTGAAACCCGTGGTAATGGCGCTGCGGAAAAAGGTCGTAAAGCACGTGGACCGATGGCTTAATGAATTACGAGACACTGTTTAATAATATACAGACGTACGCTCAGACAAATGAGCCTACGTTTGTTGCCAACATTCCTTTCTTTGTACAGGAAGCAGAAACTCGTATATACAATTCGGTTCAGATTCCATCATTAAGAAAGAACGTAACAGGAAATTTAAGCTCAGGAAACCAGTATTTAACTTTGCCGTTTGACTGGCTTGCCACTTATTCTGTTGCCGTAATAGATGGCTCTGGAAACTATACTTATTTATTAAACAAAGATGTCAACTTTATTCGTGAAGCGTACCCTAACAATGGTTCAACATATTGGTCTTTGCCTAAGTACTACGCTATTTTTGGCAGTTCTACTCTTAATGTTAATGAGTTAACCACTATTGTTGGACCTACTCCCGATTCTTCCTATAACGTAGAACTTCATTATTTCTACTATCCAGTATCGATTGTTCAGGGTGTCATAGCTACTTTAAACGCTACATTTACCGCTGGTACTTTGTACAGCCCCGGTTTGTATCAAAATATTTCAATGACTGGCGGATCAGGTTCTGGAGCAACTTGTGACATTTTAGTAAATACAAGCGGAAATATATCAACTGTTACCTTACAAGGTGGCGGTAGCTTTTATCAGGCTGGCGATGTTTTAAGCGTAGCAAGCGCTAACATTGGCGGTACAGGATCAGGTTTTTCTATTAACGTTGCTACCGTTAACAATGCACAAGGTCAAAGTTGGCTTGGTGATAACTATGATCCAGTGCTATTTTATGGCTCTATGCGTGAAGCAATGCTATTCCAAAAGCAGGAGCAGGACATTATTAAGTATTACGAAGACAAGTATCAGGAAGCAATAGCTGAAATGAAGCGTCTTGGTGATGGTCTGGAGCGTGGCGATGCTTATCGTGACGGTCAAACCAAGCTAAAGGTTAATACATAATGCCAATCATCCAAACGCAAACTACCTTATTTAAAGCCAATATTTTGTCTGGTTTGGAGAATTTTACTCTCACTTCTCCGTATACCTACAAAATTGCCCTATATAACGGTAATGCCAATTTAAACAATACAACTACTGGCTACACTTCAACTAACGAAGTTACAGGAAGCGGCTATACCGCTGGCGGTCAGGCATTAACTATTTCCAATCCACCTACGCAAGATACGAACAATAACACTGCTTTTATCTCATTTAATAACGTAACTTGGACTGGAAGTATTACCGCACGGGGTGCGCTAGTTTATAATAGCACCACGGGAGCGGCTTGTTTTATATTGAATTTTGGTAATGATATTACTAGTTCAA